ATCACTTTATCGGACACTATACCGGCGACAAGCTGGAAGGCAGTCGATACGGCTGCGTTGAGATCTATCACGGCGGCAGATATTTCGCGATCACCGGCAACGTCTACAAGAGCAGCGCGAACGTCGGCGATATCACCGGCAAGCTGCCGCAGCTGCACGACAAGTATATCGCAGCACCGAAGCGCGAGAAAGAAGCAGCGACCAGGGCGACGGCTGCGTCTTCAGCTGTGGCAATGCCTTCGACAGACTGGGACGACTATCTGAAAGCAAACATTCACGATATGCTGCGCGTTCTTGATCCTGTGGCTATGGATGAATGGACGTTCGTCGGTATCTGCTTGAAGTCCCTGGGCTTCAGCGTGGATCTATTCGACGACTTCAGCCGCAGCGCAGGTAGCAAGTACGGCGGCAGAAAGCAAATTGATCGTTGGTGGAATTCCTGGAAGGCACTTGATCCCGAAGCAGGCAAGAAACTGTATGGACGTGCAAAGGCGAAGGGCTGGAATCCACCAAAGGAAGGAATGCCACAGATGAAGCAGTACGACGAAGCATTCGCCCAGCGTATCGACGAAGGAATGCGGCAGCATAAAGAAGCCATGAACGCGCCACAGATCGTCGACCAGGGCAAGACCTGGGAAGAAGTCACAGGGCAGACAGTCCGCGTCGCTGATCCTGGGCTTGAAGAACGTCTGAAGCAAAAGCCGCGAATGATCATGCCGACGGCAGACGATCCAGATCCCGACGGCGTGACGAAGTATATCGAAGGCGGCATCATAGCAGACATTCAGAAGTTTATCGGCTTCAAGGATCGCAAGACCGGCTTCACCAACCTGGACGAAAAGTGCGGCAGCTTGTATCCTGGGCTGTACGTCCTGGGCGCGATCAGCAGCCTGGGCAAGACGACATTCGTCCATAACATCGCAGACAATCTTGCAAAGGCAGGCGATCACGTTCTTTACTTCAGTCTTGAACAGACACGCCTTGAAATGACGCTGAAAAGCCTTGCAAGGACATCCGCACAAGCTGATCCGATCACCTGGGCGCAGGCTGCGTCTGCTATCGAAATGCGACGCGGCGAAAAGCGCGACGTGCTTCTGAAGTCTGCCGAAGCATATAGCGCAGCCGTGGGGAACAGGATGCACGTCGTCGAATGCAATTTCGATATCACAGTCGCGGACATTCTGAAGTATATACAAGCCTTCATGGACACGCACGAAGGGATCAATCCTGTGGTTATCATCGACTATCTGCAAGTCACGAATGCAGAAGAAGATAACCGGCAGGAATACGACAAGATCAAGAAAGTCGCCGGTATGCTGAAGAACTTTCAGAAGTCGCACGACCTTGTTATGATCGTGATCAGCAGCGTGAATCGTGGAAACTATTTGCTGCCGATCGACTTTGAATCATTCAAGGGCTGCGGCGAAATCGAATACGATGCAGACGTCGTGTGGGGATTGCAGCTGCAAGCCTTGTCAGATCCTATCTTCAATAACGATTCGGGAAAGACCAAAGAGAAGCGCGACAAGATCAGAATCGCGAAAGCTGCGAATCCGCGTACTGTCGAATTGGTTTGCTTGAAGAATAGATACGGCACGTCGTCGTATTATGCAGGCTTCAAGTATTATCCGAAGTACGATTATTTTGAAGTCGATCCGAAGTACGTCGATCCCGATCGCAGAAACAAGTGAAAAGGGGTGAATGATCATGCTGGAATCATTGAAGGCATTCGCAGCAACAGAGCCACAGCAAGAGAAGATCCGCGACGAATACACGCTTGACGAAGTCAGCTTCAAAAGATTGTTTCGGCAGATCTTCACGCTTGCAGATCGATACAAGGACGTGCCGACGACAACAGGCGAAGATTACAGCGAAGAATACTGGAAGTCTATCGCCCAGGATATCGGCACAATCGCGGACGACTGGAAACTGCACGACGCAGAAGGGCGCGAGATCATCGACCAGGCGACCGGCGTGTGCAAGTTTCATCCGCTATTCATGAACATGATCACCGGCGTTATGACCGGCTATGAAGAAGTATGGAAGGCAAGACGATCGTGATCATCGGCAAGAGCATCGCGTCCCTTGCCTTTTTTGATAGCAGCAAGCAGGGCGAATTTAGCAAGAAGCGCAATTCGCAAGCAGGGCAAACGTAAAACGTTTGTTTAATCCGATCTTGCGATCGTGGTTGTAAGTGCGCAATTATACACCGATATCGGCGTGCTGGAGGGCTTCACGACGCAGGACGATATATTTATCGACCAGCTTCACAAAACGCGTCACAGCGCGAAATACTGCCTATACAGTCGGCGGCAGCTGCTTGATCCTGTGGCATTACTTCAGAATCGCTTCAAGATCACTTCAAAGTGGAGGATCACTGTCGCGAATTTCTATGTTAAATTATGCAGATAATTTGCATTAGAAGCAATCACAGATACAACAACAATTGCAAATACAAGGAATACATGATATAATAGACGTGCAAGAGATATCCAAAATACAAGGGATATCAGAAAGGACGTGGGCATCATGAAACAGCCACAGCAGACAATGAGTGAAGCCGCGATCCAGGCGCGACGCGAATACAATCGCAAGTGGGCGCAGGATCACAAGGAACAGCGTGCAGCGTCCAGGGCTGCATACTGGGAACGCAAAGCCGAATCTATGCGGCAGAAATCGGCAGAAACCGGCAACGAAGGCAGCGTGATCATGAAGTGACACCGAACCAGGCGAAAGCATTGCAGGCATTATTGACGCAGCCGACCAAAGCGGCAGCAGCATCGGCGGCAGGAATCAGCGAAAGGACGCTGCGTGCGTATCTGTCTGATCCCGACTTCATGAAGGAATATACTGCCGCCTTCAGTCAGTTGGTGGACGAAGCGACCAGGCAAGCGCAGCAGTCTTTGAATCCTGCCTTGTGTACGCTGCGCGAGATCTGCGAGAATCACGACGAAAGCAGCAGCGCGAGAATATCAGCGGCGCGATCTTTGCTTGAATACGGATTGAAGCTGACAGAGATCACCGACATCATGCGCACGCTTGAAGCTGCGGAAAGTGCGACGAATGTATTATGATCAGCTGAAGAAAAGGGCAAGGGCAGTCGCAGCGACAAGAGCAGCCACACAGACGGAACGGATCAGCGTCGAATCTGTGATCGCGCCTTGTTACCTTCCATTGCACCAGGATATCGCGCAAGGGCTGCATGAAGTGTATCACCTTCCTGGGGGACGCGGCAGCTGCAAGTCGTCCTTCGTGTCGATCGAGATCGTCGACGGCATGATGCACGATCAGACCGCGAACGCGATCATCTTCCGACGTGTCGCCGGTACTATGCGCGAATCAGTTTTCAGTCAAATACAATGGGCGATCGATCAGCTGGGCGCGTCGGCACTATGGATCGCGAACGTATCACCGATGCAATTTATCTACAAGCCGACTGGGCAACAGATTGTATTCCGTGGGCTGGACGATCCCAGCAAGCTGAAGTCGATCAAGCCCAGGCGCGGACGTTTCCGTTATGTATGGTTTGAAGAATTCGCAGAATTGACCGGCGAAAGAATGGTGCGCAGCGTGCTTCAGTCTGTTGTGCGCGGCGGCGACGACTTCTGCGTGTTCAATAGCTTCAATCCACCGATCAGCTTGAATAACTGGGCGAACAAGTATATCTTGCAGCCGAATGCGAAGGCGACGATCTTCCGCACCGACTATCGCATGATACCGCCCGAATGGCTGGGCGAAAACTTCATCGCTGAAGCTGAAAGACTGCGCAGCGTAAACGAAAGCGCGTACCGACATGAATACCTGGGCGAAGCAGTCGGCAGCGGCGGCGAAGTGTTTCCGAATATCGAGATCCGCACGATCACCGACGAAGAAATACAAAACAATGCCGATTACATTCACCAGGGCATCGACTGGGGCTTCAGCGTCGATCCTGTGGTATTGATCCGCGCTTCATACAACCACAAGCACGATACGATCATGCTGCTGGATGAAATCTATCGCAAGCATTGCAGCAACCGCGATTTTGCCGAAGCGATCAAGGCGAAGCGTTATGATCTGTACAGCGACGGACTATTTGAAGATAGCGGCGCGATCTTTGCAGACGCAGCAGAGCCGAAAAGCATCGCAGATCTTCGCAATGAAGGCGTGTTCGTGCGTGCGTGCAAGAAGTATCCTGGATCTGTGCTGTACGGCATCAAATGGCTTCAGTCCCGACGGATCATCATAGATCCAGCACGGACACCGAACGCATACCGCGAATTCACCGGCTATGAATACGAAACCACCAAAGACGGCGAATTCCTTGCAGACGTTCCCGATCGAGATAACCACACAATCGACGCGCTGCGTTATGCCTTTGATCGCTTGATCAACAGACGCGGCATATCCGCATAAAGGGGTGAATTTATGGCTTATATGAAGATCAGCTGCGAATACTGCGGCGGCAGCTGGGAAGTATACGAACGTGACGACTGGAACGGCAGGAAGGCGGCGACGTGTCCGCATTGCGGCACGAAAATCGACCGGCAGACCTGGGAAAAGTGCGTCGTGCCTGCGTTCGGCGCATTCATGGACTTGAATCGTGATCTATTCCGTGATCACGTCGACGATCATCGTCCATTATTTCAAATCGACATGATCAGCGATCTGTTATTCAAGAACCGGCACGAATCGTCGATCTATGGGGACGACGAATGAACAGTAAACGCAAGGGAAACACCGGCGAAAGGGAAGTGCTGCAAAAGCTGATCGACGCAGGCATCGATGCACACAGAAACGATCAAACCTTCGTCGGCGGCATCGACAATCCCGATATCAGCGCGTCGATCTGTGACATTCCTTTGCACGTCGAAGTCAAACGCAAGGAACGCTTCAGCATTTACGACGCTATGCACCAGGCAACCAGGGACGCAAACGGACACGCGCTGCCGATCGTCCTATATCGTAAGAACCGCGAAAAATGGCTTGCTATCGTGCCGCTTGACGACGTTCTGAAGCTGATCAATAATAATCCTGGGCTGTGATCGCGCAGCCCTTTTTCTATGTCTTCATAGACGCACAGAAACGCGCCCAGGACGCGCCGCAGCGAAGGACGAAGGATTGTCGACCGACGCAGCAGAAGCCGTCACAGCCTGCGCAGCAGCCCAGCAGAAGTGTTGTTTGCGACACTTCGTACTGGGTATTATCTGTCGTATCCCTGCTATCATCAATGCATCACATATCGCATATTGTCTTTGAATTTGTTCTTGACTTTTGTTAACCATAACTGTATAATAGACGATGAAAGGGGGATGCAGGCATGAAGGACTTGATCATTATGAATGGGAACGCGATCACCGGCACGACGTTCGCTTCAGATCTGTTTGCACGCTTTACTGCTTATACCAGGGTGAAAGATACGACCATGAAGGGCTATGAAGTATGCCTGCGTCACTTCGTCGCATGGATGCACGACAACGGCATCACACAGCCACAGCGTGAAGATATCGTGCGTTATGCGAATGATCTTGATCATGAAATCAGCGACCGCACCGGCGGCACGTTGTCAGCTGGAACGCGTGCGCAGTATCTGCGTGCTGTGAAGCATTTCTTCAAATGGACTGCGTCTGAAGGGCTTTATCCGAACGTCGGCGATAATATCAAGGGCGCGAAGATCAAGCGCGACAACAGCCACAAAGACCCATTGCAGGAAGGCGACGTGAAAGCAGTCCTTCAGAGCATCGACCGCAGGACGACGCAAGGAAAGCGCAATTATGCGATCATGATGCTTGCGATCACGGCAGGCTTGCGTATCTGCGAAATGCAGACCGCGAACGTCGGCGATATCAAGACTGTCGCTGGGGAAATGGTGCTTTTTATCCAGGGCAAAGGACACGACGAAAAGGACGATTACAAGAAGATCGTGCCTGCCGTCGCGGACGCGCTGCGTGAATACCTTCTGTGCCGCGAGAACGTGAAGAAGGGCGATCCGCTTTTCACTTCTACCAGCAACCGCGCAAAAGATCAGCGCATCACCGAACCAGGCTTCAGCCGTCTGATCAAGGACGTTCTGAAGGGCGCAGGATACGACAGCGACAGGATCACGGCGCACAGCCTGCGTCACACATCCGTTACTATGCTGCTGAAGGCAGGCGCGACCATTCAAGAAGCACAAACCCATGCACGGCACGCTGATCCTGCTACAACCGAAATCTATGCCCACAACATCGACAAGCAGAACAGCCACAGCGAACAGATGATTTACGATCACATCTTCAGCGAAGGCATCACCGACCAGCAGAAGGCGCAGCAGCTGATCGCGTCCATGAACGCAGCCCAGGCAGCAGCAGTCCTTCAGTTTGTACAGACTTTGAAAGGGGCAGCAAAATGACCGAAACAATGAAGCACCCAGGCGGCAGACCGCAGAACGCACGACAGATCATCATGAATCTTGAAAAGCCCTTCTACAGCATCGACGAAGCTGCTGAAACGTTGGGAATGCATCACAATACGATCCGTCGCCATATCAAGCGCGGCGATCTTCACGCGACGCGTCCAGGCGGCGGCAAGCTGTGGCGAATCAGTAAAGAAGATCTGATCGCCTGGGTGAATCAGAATCCTGTCGAATAACGGCAACCGGCGCGACCGATACCGCGCATTGCATACAAAAAAGCCGCCGCAGCACCGGCGAAAGTGAACAGCTGCGACGATCCACAAGGGACTGTGGTTATTATACCACACGTCCGATCTTCACACAAGGAAAGGACGAAAGAACATGGAAAACGATATCAAGAGGATCTGCGACTATTACGATCAGTCGACCGACGCTGAAAAGGAAAACTTCATGCGTGTGATCGACGCGCTGCAAAGCACCGGCTGTGCGCATGGATCGACAGCAAGCAGCACTATGGGCTGAAGCCCGACGAAGTCGCTGCCTTCCTGGACAGCATCGGCGCATAATATCCCAGGCACGGCAGATATACAAAGTATCGGGTATATCTGTCGTGTCTATGATAGATTGCATACATAATTTAATATAGACGAAGGGACGTGGAAACGTGGCAAGAATTACGGCGATCATCAATCAAAAAGGCGGCGTGGGCAAGACAACCACAGCACACGCACTTGCGACCGGCTTGCAGCTGCGTGGGCATAGCGTGCTTGTGATCGACGCTGATCCGCAAGGCAGCATCACCGGCACGATGCAAGCGGCGAAGAATCGACCAGGCGTGTATGATATGCTGAAGGGCGCGACGGACGTGATCCAGCGTGTCGACCAGGGCGACGTGATCAGCAGCAGCGCGAATCTAATCGGCGCAGACAGAGAATTCACCGACCTGGGACGTGAATACCTTCTGCGTGAAGCCCTTCAGAAGATCGACGGCTATGATCATATCGTGATCGACTGCCCACCGGCTATAGGCATCATCACGCTAAACGCGCTGACAGCAGCGACGGACGTGATCATTCCTGTGGGCGCGGACATTTACAGCCTTGAAGGCGTGGGGCAGCTATTCGACACAATCGGCAAAGTGCGCCGCTTCAGTAATCCGCAGCTGCGTGTCGCCGGTATGCTGATCTGTCGCAAGGCAGGACGTGCCGTGCTGACAAGGCAATTCGCAGACATGATCAGCAGCATCGCCAAACAGCAGAACGTGCATTTGTACGCGCAGCCGATCCGTGAAGCTGTGGCAATCCGTGAAGCCCAGGCAATGCACGAAAGTATCTTCAAGAGCCACAGCAAAACAGCCGTAGCAGCCGACTATGCTGCATTCATCGACGAATACATCGCCCAGGAAGGCGAATGATAGAAAGGGGTTATATCACTATGGCAAACAAGAAGCAGCAAGACTTCACTACCGGGATTGACGGACTTTTCAGCAGTCCCAGCACACCCACCGACGATCTGCATCACATCACAGATCCGCAAGAAGTCCCAGGCGCGACCGATACGAAGCAGACGTATAACTTCAATCTGAAAATGCCGCTTGCCTGGAAAAAGCAGATCGCATATCAAGCATGGTTGCGCCGCGAAACAATCACCGATCTGATGAATGATATCGTCGGCGAATGGTTGACGAAGCACTATCAAGAAGATACCTGGAAGGAGGATCAGCTGCCTTGAAAGTATGGACAGAAGAAGAAATCCTTGCACATTATGACGGAATGCAGAGAGTGCGCGACCGTGCGCCCATTCAGCTGATTGATCCGCGTGACGAACGTGAATTAAAGCTGCTGTATTCCCAACTGCCTGCGTCGCTGCGCAAGGATGCAGACGCGATCAGCGAAGCAATGATCTTCAACTTCATATCCAAAACTGCATTCGTCAGCGTAAAGGCTTATGACGATACCATGAAAACGCTTGAAGAAATGAAAAGCGAATTCGGGGAAAACAGCAGCTATTATCAAATTCAAAAAAGTGTGATCACACTTCCGCATACAGCGAAGCCGACGGCACTTGAAAGGCGTATCGCGTCCATGCGTGAAGATACGTTTCACAGTCACTTCGACGCATTCAAAGCAGCATTGCAGTATTCTGTTTACGTGATTACAAACATGACCACAGGGGACAGATATATCCGCATCAATTTAACGCTGGACGACTGTTACAAAGCAGTCAACGCGATCTATCACAATCCTTCGCAGAAAGACAAGGCTGCATCTGAAGGAATCGTGACCGACATTGGATCAAATACGTACATCATCACGGACAAGGAATACATGAACGCGCTGTCGCCATATCATCAAGACGCAGGCGCACACGTCGTCGGAAATCTTCCTGCTGCTATTGAAGGCGTTGAAAACGTCGAAGATCTGTTTGACGCAGACGGAAAAGCCACAGACGCAGGCGTGCGAATCTTCGAAATGAAGAAAGGCGCATTTACACCGTTCACCGGCGACCGTTGGTTTTTGAACACTAATTACAAGATCCTTGCAGACTTGTATCGTGAGAATCCCGACATCATCAATAACGGCTGCATCTATCGCGTATCACGCGCAGCACTATGCAAACACCTGGGAATCAGAACATCCAACCGAACCAGGAGTTTCAAGGGCAGCAAAGAAGGCGATCAGCAAGCCGCAAAGCGAATTGACTTGATTGAAGAAGCTGGGCAATTTGTCGATCACATAGACATAAAGCAGCGATATGAAGAATGCAGCAAGGCAATCGGCGTAATGCCGAATGGATCATACTATGCTATGTTTACGTTTCGTGGCTATGACAAGGATACCGATAGTTATGAATTATCGTCGCCATTCCTTGCACACGTCGCGCAAGGCGTAGCAGCGAACCGCGAAAAGAATGCACGTGGACGACAGAAGTATAATCCTAATTTCGGTCACAGCGACTTGATTCACGGAAATATCCAGCTATGCAAGAATGAATCAGCAAAGTCGATTCTTGAATATCTGATTCGTACCATGCAGCAGCAAGGCGACTTCGGGCAGGAAGGCGAGAAAGGCAGCAAGCGCGTCAAGCATTCCGTATCCTGCGCGACGATCATCGACAACCTTCCCGACGTTCAAGCAAGGATTGACAGCAAAATCAGAATCGGCGATAAAAACGTCGTGCTGCGTCGTGCCTTCACCGGCGTAATTGACACCGGCACAGACGGCAAGGAAAAGAAGAACCTTTTCCGCGAGTACACCGACGCATATACATTCTTCGATGATCTGAAAATCAGCTGGGCGATCCCGACCATGCAGACGCTGAAAGATACGAAGATTACAATCACCTGGAAACCGCAGAAAGAAGCCGCTGATCCTGTGATCGTCGTCAATGAAAAGCCAAAGCGAAAGAAGAAAAAAGCCACAGAATGAAGGCTATGCCGTGTCCTTCGTGGGCGCGGCTATTCTTCAAATATCCAAAATATCTGTGATATCTGCGATACATGAAGCATCCGCGATAGACCATGCATATTTTTGTCCCGAAAAAATGCAATCGCTGTCGGGACTTTTGCAATCGCTGTCGGGACTTTTGCAATCGCTGTCGGGACTTTTGCAATCGCTGTCATCGGGCAATCGCTGAAAGCCTTGATTTTACTGAGTTTTTCGCCCTTCAAATCTTTCTAATAAGTAGTACGTAGTACGTAATAACCACACGCAGCGGCAACACGCTGACGCTGCCGCTGGGTGTATTTCCGTGGTATACTGAAACCGGCTGAAAGAGCCGAAGAAAGGAAACGCGCATGAAATACGATCCGAATCATCCCGACTTTCATCTGATCCCGAAGGAAATGCAGGACGCGCCGCGCTGGGTATGCTGGGCAGCTGACAAGACACCGATCAACGTCCACCAGGCAACCGGCGCACGCAGCAACGATCCGACGACCTGGGCAACGTTCAAAGAAGCCTGCGCCTTCATCGGCAGATCAGCGACCTATACAAACAAGCAAGGACAGCAGACGACCGCACCGTGCGTCGGTATCGGCTTTATGCTGGGCGACGGCTGGACAGGGATCGACCTTGACGGCGGCAGCGATCACGGCGGCGACGAAGTGCCTGCCGAAGTCCTGGGCGACTTCATGCAGCTTGGAACGTACTGCGAATATAGCAAAAGCGGCGAAGGGTATCACTTTATCGGACACTATACCGGCGACAAGCTGGAAGGCAGTCGATACGGCTGCGTTGAGATCTATCACGGCGGCA